ACATTCAGTAGCCAGGGCATCAGGTGGCGTTTTTGTTCCGCTGGCAGATATGGAAGAAGTGGATAACGCAGATATTAATCAGCGCCTGCTGGAAGCGATTGAGCAGATCACCAGTTATTCCCAGCAAATCAGGGTGGCTATCGAAGATGGCGTTATTGAGCCACATGAAAAAGCCGTGATTGATGAGGAGTTGTATCAGGCGATCGCAAAGCTGCAACAGCATTCGACACTGGTATACAGAGTTTTTTGCGCGCCAGAAAAGGGTGACGCCCGCGAGTGTGCAGCTCCGGGCGCCGTGGCGTCAAATTTTATGGAGAAAACCAACGCATGAACAGTTTAACGGTAAATAACCGTTTGTCGCAACAACCGGGGATGTATGAGTACCGGCCGTTGCGTCATGAATGCAGATTACCAAATAGCCTGGTCGTGTGTAACCACAGGGAACACAGCCTGACCGTGGGGGATGAATCGTGCAGGAACTTAACCGCTGGTTTCGGGATGGAAGGGGACTTTATGTCCATGTCATTCGCTGGGAACCAGAAACTGAGCGCGTTATCTATCTGCGCAAGGGCTATCCGCATGAGTGTTTTAGCCCTTTGTGGAAATTCAGGCGTGATTTTGTTGAGTGTGAAGCGCCGCCAGAGTGACGGCGCAATAGTAGAAGTTTACACGAAGCGGATCTGGAGTTTTTTCCCGGTTGCCTGTGCGAACTTTTTCAGCGTAGTAAAAGATGGTCCGCTGACGCCAGCAGCAAGGTTGCTTTCCATTCTGGTTATAGCAGTGGCTTTTGTTCCCATCCGTTCAGCAACTTCAGCCTGGGTGAGACCTGCTTCTTTACGTGCGGCCAGCATTTCGTCAAGCAACGCGAACTCATCAGCAATGGCGTCATATTCAGCTTTGAACGCTGGGTCTTCCATCCATTTAGCGGCCATTTCATCGTGCGTTATAGTTGGCGCATTACGTTTACCAGTCATGCTTAACCTCCTTCATTCTGGTTTCTGCCTTTTTGCGTTCAGCTACAGGGGTTTTCTGAGTCTTCTTTATAAAGCTGTGCAGCATGACGATGCGCTTCCCTGCCAGGGTGCAGTAAAAAACGCGAGCGATGCCATCGCTGCCTTTAATCCGAAGCTCAAAAAGCCCATCACCAAAGGCGCTGGTGTGAGGTTCTCCGAGATTGCTGCCATACACCTTCATTCGTTCAACAAGGTGCTGATATCTGGCTCGCATACTCAATGGAAGCTGATCCACCTCAATCCGGACTTCCTCGTTGTAGTACTCAATAGTGTAGTTCATAGATGTAAACATAACAAAATTGTTATGTTTGTACAATGTATTGATTCTGCAATTCCGGGACGTTACACTGTTCAGGCACCTTATAAAGCGGGTGCCGGGATTGGCGTCCTGGAATTCAATATAGAGCATAACCGCGCTCATGCGGTTTTTTCGTGTCATGAGCATTGCTACGCCCAAATTATGGTGGGGCGTGCAGGGGCATCGCAAGATGCGCCGGGTTCTATGTTGACCGGTTACGCCAACCCTGTACGTCTCACCACCTCTGTGATTGGCGTCCCATGTGGTGAGTTCTTTGAATTCAACATAGGGGCTGTCACCATGACTACTCTCCCAACCCTCGCTCAACCTGAAATTAGAATTATTAACGGCCAAGCCGTTACTTCCTCCCAGGCTGTTGCCGACTACTTCATCAAGCGTCACGACAACGTTATTCAGAAGATAAAGAATCTCGAATGCTCGTCTAAATTTGCTGCCCTTAATTTTAAGGAGAGTGAATATACCGACGCTACAGGCCGCAAACTTCCCTGTTACAACATCACCCGCGATGGTTTTGCGTTCCTGGCAATGGGTTTCACTGGTAAACGTGCTGCTCAGTTTAAAGAGGCATACATCAATGCCTTTAACCAGATGGAGAAACAGCTTTCAAAGCCGTCGGTGCTGAGCGATGCAGCACATAATGCCAGCGTTCTCTATTCCTACATTTCATCCATTCATCAGGTCTGGTTACAGCAGCTTTATCCCATGCTGGAAAAAGCGGAATCTCCGCTGGCCGTAAGCCTGTACGACCGCATCAATGACGCTGCGGCGCTTGCGAGCCTTATCAATATGACACTGAACCGTTCAGAGGTAAGGGGGCGCAAATGATCCGGAATATTTTTAAACGGTTCACCAGCCAACGTTTTCATTGCCCCGTCCAGGACAGTGGTACAGCACACCAGAAGGGTACGTTCTGCGTATTAGCCTGGTCGATCGCGAATGTCAGAAGGTTGTCTGTGAGCCTCTTGGGCGTAATTACCGCGTCAACATGCCGCTTATTGCCTTTCGTTCCGGCAAAAACATGAAGCATCTCGGAGGTGCTGCATGAGTTCCCTTATTCAATTACTCGATCGCCCCATCGCCTACAACCCTGCTTTTGCAAAACTGAAAGCCGGGAAGGTAAAAGCTGGCCCGGTTGCGGCAGTATTCCTGTCCCAGCTTGTTTACTGGCATAACCGGATGGATGGCGGCTGGATGTACAAAACACAGGCTGATATTGCCAGTGAAACGGCGCTAACCCGCGACGAACAGGAAACAGCACGTAAACGTCTGGTAGCACTTGGTGTACTGGAAGAAGCCCGTCGCGGTGTACCTGCCACCATGCACTACCGCATCAACACCGAACGGCTTGAAGCGCTGTTGCTGGAAACGGCAAAGCCAGCGAAAAAGGGCGCTCAGGAGAAAACCAGATTGCTGGACTTCCAGAATGTGGAAACACCGCAATCTGGATTGGTGCAACCCCGCAAACCAGATTGCGGTAATGCCGCAAACAAGAATGTGGAAACACCGCAAACAAGTACGGGGCAACCCAACGAACAAGCATGTGGCGATCCCACAATCTTTCCTACAGGAGATTACACAGAGAATACTCAGGAGATTACACAGGAGAGTAAAACCCCTTCTTGTCCGGTTGCTGAGCAACCCGACCCCGAAGTGACGCTCACCGATCAGGCGATTGAGGTTTTAACCCACCTGAACCAGGTAAGTGGCTCCCGGTATCAGAAGTCAAAAACCTCCCTGGAAAACATCCGTGCCCGACTGCGTGAGGGGTACAGCGTTGCTGATCTGCAACTGGTTATCGACCTGAAGCATGAGCACTGGCACGAGAACGACGAGCAGTACCAGTACATGCGCCCGGAAACGCTGTTCGGTCCGAAGAAATTCGAGAGCTATCTGCAAAGCGCTACCCGCTGGGATCAGAAGGGGCGGCCTAAACGCGCTGACTGGGGTGCGAAGAAGCGCGATGTGATGGCTTTTGGTCCGGTTGATACAACGATTCCGGAGGGATTCAGAGGATGAGTCTGTTAGCAAAAGTGCAGGCGTTTATCGAGCTTAATCCGGGGCTGACATCAAATGAGATTGCCGATGCTTTTCCTGAATACGCACGCTTTGATGTGCAGCGTTCAGCGAGCAAGTTGTATCGGTGTAAGCGTGTTAACCGCCGCCTGGATGGAGATGTATTTCGCTATTACGCGGGTAAAGACGAGGCAGTGATTTTGACGTTACGACAGAAAAGGTCAGGTCATACAGGTTCGGGTGATCCGATGGTGATTGCAAAGCTGGTAAGCCGCGCTGAAGAACTGGAATCCAGAGGGTTATTTAATCGTGCATCGATAGTGTGGCTGGAGGCATTTAGCGAAAGCCAGTTTATCTACGAACGCGAGGAATTTTTGCGCCGCCGTCAGAAGTGTCTGAACCGCATCAAAAAGAGAATCAGACCCGTAGAGCAGGTTTATCTGGCAGGGCGATTTATGGGGAACGTGGAATGACCAGTGAATCCGTTTGTATTGAAAGCAGTGATGTAACGATATCTGTTGATGAATCCGCTTCGCGCACCTGGCGTCGCCCGTTCCTGAAATGGGCTGGCGGTAAATACTCCATGTTACCCGATCTTTACCAGATCATTCCGGCAGGTATGCGCCTGATTGAACCGTTTGTCGGCGGTGGATCGGTGTTTCTCAATTCAGACAAACACGCCTGCTTCCTGCTGGCCGATGTGAATACCGACCTTATCAACCTGTACCAGATGTTGGCTGTTGTACCGGATACGGTGATAAGGCACGCCAGGGTAATGTTTGACCGCCTCAATGACGCCGAAAGCTACACGGCACTACGGAATGAATTCAATGCTCAGGTGATGGACGGGCCGGAACGCGCCGCCGCTTTCCTTTTCCTTAATCGTCACTGCTTCAATGGCCTGATCCGGTACAACCGCAACAACCAGTTCAATGTCGGCTGGGGCAAATGCCCGTCGCCTTATTTCCCGGAGGAAGAAATAAAGGCGTTTACCGAAATGGCGCACAACTGCGTATTCATGGCGGCATGATTTCGCCGGACGCTGGCACTGGCGGGAGAGGGTGACGTTGTGTACTGCGATCCACCCTACGAACCGATGCCCGGCACTGCTGGTTTTACTCATTACGCCGCTGGTGGCTTTACCTGGGATGATCATATCGCGCTGGCGGAATGTTGCGTTGCCGCTCATCAGCGCGGCGCCAGGGTTGTGATCGGCAATTCCACCGCGCCGCGCGTTATCGACCTGTACTCACAGCACGGCTTCGAAATCCGCTATATCAGCGCCCGCCGCTCAATATCGAGTAAGGGCAGTACCCGCGAGACAGCGAAAGATCTCGTGGCGATTCTGTAGGGGGCGGCATGAAACTGACATTGCCATTTCCACCCAGCGTTAACACCTACTGGCGGACTCCGAATAAGGGACCGCTTAAAGGTCGTCACATGGTCAGCGCCAGCGGCCGGAAGTATCAGAGTGAGGCGTGCGCGGCAGTGATTGAGCAGTTACGCCGTCTGCCAAAACCCTCAACAGCCCCGGCATCGGTGGAAATCACCCTGTATCCGCCAGACAAGCGGATCAGAGATCTGGACAACTACAACAAGGCGCTGTTTGACGCGCTGACCCACGCCGGAGTCTGGGAAGACGACAGCCAGGTAAAGCGCATGGTGGTGGAGTGGGGGCCGGTAATCCCGAAGGGCAGGGTAGAAATCACGATCACGAAGTACAGACCAACGGCGGGTGCAGTCGCCGCATAACTGGAGGAAGCATGAATAGTTTGATGGTAATCGATGGTATTGAAGTTCGCCGCGACGTTCAGGGGCGCTATTGCCTGAATGATTTGCATCGTGCGGCTGGTGGTGAAGACAGACATAAACCTTCGAATTTTATGCGCATGGATTCCACTCGTGAACTTTGTGCAGAAATTGACCGTTGCTCAGATGTGAGCATCGGTTGTATTGAGACCATCCGGGGCGGTAACGGTCAGGGCACCTATGTTTCGCGTGAAGTGGTGTTTGCTTATGCAATGTGGATCAGCCCGTCTTTCCATCTCAAGGTGATCCGCACGTTCGATCGGATTACCAGTGCGCCACAAACATCTTCTGGTATGGCTGCCGATAAGATGCAGGCGGGGGTGATTCTGCTGGGTTTTATGCGCAAAGAGTTAAACCTGTCCAATTCATCGGTACTGGGCGCGTGCCAGAAACTCCAGGAGGCAGTGGGACTACCTAACCTGGCGCCACAATATGCCATTGATGCTCCGGCTGGCGCGCCGGATGGTTCAAGCCGCCCGACGCTGGCACTGAGCGCGCTGTTAAAACAGCATGGTATCCGGATGACGGCTAATCAGGCGTATCAGCAGTTAGCAAAGCTGGGTGTTGTTGAACACCGTGAGCGTTACAGTCGCTCCGCGATTAACGGCATTAAAAAATTCTGGTCGCTGACGGCGAAAGGCTGCATGTTCGGCAAAAACATCACCAGCCCGGCAAACCCTCGCGAGACGCAACCGCATTTCTTCGAATCCATATTCCCTGAGCTGCTGAAGCTGCTCGATACCGTTCATTGAGGTGATCGTGAGAGCGTTACTGACCCCTGAAATTGCTCCTCGTATGGGCGTTGTATTGTTCAGGCCGGGATCGGAACTGATGCCCCTGTTTATGCAGGGGCGTGTTCTGCTTGAACCAGAGCCGGAACAATATTCATCTTTCGCCTGCGGCGCGGTCCCGGCGGTATCACAGCCGCTGGCGGATGATCCTGCTGTTCGTGATGTGTTCCGTAATGAGTCGGTTATCTATCGTGCTGGTGGTCTGGATAGTCTGGAAAGCTGGCTACTCCGGGGGAATGGCTGTCAGTGGCCGCATTCAGACTGGCACAGCGAACAGATGACAACCATGCGCCACGCCCCGGGGGCAATCCGACTGTGCTGGCACTGCGATAACCTGCTGCGCGAACAGTTTACGGAACGGCTGAAATCAATAGCTGTGGAGAACACGACAAAATGGGTTTTATCGGTTGTTTGTCGTGATCTGGGTTTTGACGATATGCACGCAGTTACTCTCCCGGAACTGTGCTGGTGGATGGTACGCAATGACCTGGCAGAAGTCTTACCGGAGAGCGCTGCGAGAAAAGCATTAAGGATGCCGAAGGCAATTGTCCAGTCAGCTACCCGTGAAAGTGAAATTGTTCCCTCGGTGCTGGCCACCAGCATTGTACAGGATAAGGCGAAAAAGGTACTGGCGCTCAGGGTTGATCCGGAATCGCCGGAAAGCTTCATGTTACGTCCGAAACGCCGTCGATGGGTCAATGAGAGATATACCCGCTGGGTTAAATCCCAGCCGTGCGCCTGCTGCGGGAAGCAGGCGGATGATCCGCACCACCTGATAGGCTACGGTCAGGGAGGGATGGGAACAAAGGCGCATGACCTCTTTGTGCTGCCGTTGTGCAGAACGCATCACAATGAATTACATGCGGACACCGTGGCATTCGAAGAGAAATACGGCTCTCAACTGGAGTTGATATTTCGTTTTATCGATCGCGCGCTGGCAATTGGCGTGCTGGCGTAAATGGAGAACACGCATGAACCTTGAAGCCTTACCAAAATATTACTCACCAAAATCTCCAAAATTGAGCGATGACGCTCCGGCGACAGCCTCCGAATCTTTGACGATTACGGATGTAATGGCGGCGCAGGGGATGGTGCAGTCGAAAGCACCACTGGGTTTTGCCTTATTCCTGGCAAAAGTTGGTGTTCAGGATCCTCAGTTTGCGATTGAAGGTCTGCTCAATTACGCGATGGCACTCAATAACTCGACACTGAATAAATTGAGTGAAGAAACCCGGTTACAGATTATTTCCTGCCTTGTGAATTTTGCATTTGCTGATTATTCCAGATCTGCTGCAAGCAAGGCCTGCTGTGAGCATTGTGCTGGTACTGGATTTCATCATGTATTACGTGAAGTGGTGAAACATTCCAGATATGGGGAGCCAGCCACCATAGAAGAATGGGTTAAGGAAATATGCCAGCATTGCAACGGCAAGGGAGAAGTTAGCACTGCGTGCAGAGGATGTAAGGGAAAAGGTATTGTCCTGGATGAAAAAAGAACCCGTCTTCATGGTGTGCCTGTTTATAAGGTTTGCGGGCGTTGCCATGGAAACCGGTTTAGTCGATTACCAACCACACTGGCGCGGCGTCATGTCCAGAAGCTGGTACCGGATCTGACGGATTATCAGTGGTACAAAGGTTATGCGGACGTCATTGATAAACTGGTTACAAAATGCTGGCAGGAAGAAGCATATGCAGAAGCGCAATTAAGAAAGGTGACAAGATGAAAGATTTTCAACGAAGATGGCGACATAATGCTTGCATATTTCAAAAAATATGGTTAGGATTTTCCTAACGATGGGCTTTGTATGTCTACCGTTAACGAAATCATAACAAACCTCGCTCCGGCGGGTTTTTTGGTGGTATATTCCCTTGGTGTCAAATCACAGGGGGGCGATATGGGGTTCTATTACGTTTTTCAATACAAGCCGAAAGGGATGTCATCGGGTAAGCATTTAAATGTTTCCGAAGAGTTTTCGGACCGGAATAAGGCAAAGAGAGCGAAGTCCAGGCACATGATTAATGATCCAGATTGTGTCTTCTCGGGAATCGTGCAGGCTGATTCGCCGGCAGCGGTACTTCAAGAAGTACAGGCTGAATCTCTTAATAGGCTTTAACGGATTTAACTTGGCAGTATCCACATTACCAATTTCATTAGGTCGCTTCGGTGGCCTTTTTCGTATTCAGGCTCACGGATATCACTTATTGTGTGCTTTGTTGATAAATCCAGCCCGTGAAGCCTGACCCTTTTCAAATGAAACCACAGGAGGTAGACAATGATGACCATTGAGCAACGCGTTGAAATACTGGAAAGAACCGTCTCAGGATTAAAGAAAAGCGCCTCCAGTAAAAACGAGACGCTTGCGCTAGATAAAACAAATGAAATAACTATTGATTTTTCTACAAATATTAATGGGGAAATTCGAAACGAAAAAATTACTGGTTCGTTACGCGCCCCTATAAAATTGTAATTGAGGAACCAAGCCTTTCTTCAATTTCTTTAGCCAGATGTTTGAAGGAATTCTGCTGTTGGGGGGACCACCGGGGATTTGTGGATTCAT